TCACCAACCACACACTCAAATGATTCATGCCAGACCCATTCGGAATAACAGAGGGCACCAAAGCCCTCGCAGGGAGCCTAGACTCCGCCCGTGAAGGATCAAAGCAACTAAGCAAGTCAATCGAGGGCATACAGCACGACGGCCTTGACGTGGCGCAGCAAAGGGCCCGTGAGCGTCAACGTGCTTACCGAGAGGCAGAGCTCAAGAAACAAAACGCACTCATCAAAGCCTTAGATGAGTGGAACCGCAAGAAGCAGATCAGCGACCAAGAGGCCAAGCTCAAGATCGACTTCGTAAAGAAGTACGGCGCCAAGGAGTGGGACGCACTGCTAAAACTAAAACTGGACATAGAGAACCTTGAACGAAAGAATAACGAAGAATTTCAACATGACCTTAAAGAGGTTAGAAGAGTGCAGTTCTACTGTTTTGCAGTTGCTGCGCTCATTGCGTGGTATCTTACTTGGGGTATTAAATAAATGAACGACATACTCAAACACATACTAACCGGTAAAGACAACTCAACCCACGACATCGCCCGCTGGGCGTGGATGCTGGGCTTCTTGCTAGTCGGGGCCTCTGCCATCTACCTGATCTACGCCGGCAAGGAGATCAGCCTGACCGAGCTCGCCGGCGCGCTGGGCATCGTATCTGGCTCTGGTGCGGCCTCTGTGGCGGGTAAACAACTATCCGGCGCAGAGCCACAGTAATGTTTCCCCTTGGACTTATCACCTACATCAAAATTGGACTATTTGCTCTGGCTATTCTTGTCGCTGGCTATACTGGCTATAGCATCGAGGCTAGTCGTTTTGAGCGCTACAAGGCTCTCCAAGCGGAACAAACGCAAAAAGCTCAAGAACTACATCAAGCAGCAACAGACGAAATAAGGACCCAAAAAGATGCTCAAATCGCTTCTATTAACAATCAGCTGCTCGATGCTGTTAGCCAGCTGCGTAGCCGTCCCAATCGCTCCCAAGCCACCGGCAATGGACAAGGCGGAACTGGGGCAACCCTTTCTGCCGAGGATGCAGAGTTTCTTGTCAGGGAGGCTGCCAGAGCAGACGTCCTCAGAACAGGCCTCCAAGCCTGCTACGAACAATACGACGCACTAAAATAGCCTCGTACCCCAATTTGCATTATTATATGCAAAGTAAGGAGTAAAAATGAATAAGAAGTTAGTAGTAGTACTACTGTGGTTGCTGGGCGCATTCGCCGCAATTCACTTTACAGACCGTTACACCCAGATCGAAGAAAACATTATGGCAATAGCAAAATCCACACTAGACTTCATCACCAAGGAGGAAGGCGCCCGCAACAAGGCGTACAAGGACTCCAAGGGACTGTGGACGATCGGCGTGGGCCACCTCATCAAGGCGGACGAACAAAACCTCATCACCGCCACCCTGACAGACGAACAGGTAGAAGACCTGCTTAGGAGCGATTTAAAGTGGTGTAGCGAGGCCGTAGAGACCTCGGTGAAGGTACCCCTACAGCAGCACCAATTTGACGCCCTGTACAGCCTGTGCTTCAACATTGGCGGCACTAACTTTGCCAAGTCTACCGTGGTAAAGAAGATCAACGAAAACGACCTACAGGGAGCGGCAGACGCCATTCTAATGTGGAACAAGCCAGACGTGCTGGTAAACCGCAGAAAACGTGAGAGAGCACTATTCTTAGGGGCGTAAACACCCCGTATTTTGCATTATTATAAGTAGGACACAACCTTAAGGAACACAGCATGGACGGCTTTAAAAAGATTGTAAAAATGAAAACTGGCGGATTTGTATCTAACGTCTACGAGGCTAAAAAGTCTTCTGGCGATAAGGACAACATTCAAAAGACTAAGGCCATCAAGGCAGGTCCCGCAGAAGCCCCATCTAAGGCAGCCGTAAAAAGCAAAGACTTTGGCGCCAAGACCGTTGGCGCATCTGGCCACAAAGACCCATACATCAAGAGCAAAGAGTCTGGCAAGACACCAGACGCGCCTAGCGCCGCCGTAAAGGGCCGCAACAAAAAAGATACCGGGACAGTAAATAAGTTCAAGACTGGTGGTGGAGTAAAAAAGTATAGCGGTAGTGACGGCAGCTTTGTCGGCGGCAGGATGTCTGCCACAGATCAAAAGCTGGCACAGCTATTAAAGCAGCAGCAGATGGAAAAGATGATGCGCGCAAGAACCCTTAGCCCAACGCAACAGGGTCAGCTTATTAGCCAAAGCCCAGCAGCGGCCGGTCTAACACCCCCACCAGCCCCAGTAGCCAGACCAGCACTTCCGGTTCAAGCACCCGGTGGCGTAAGCCCAGCGGGTCCTGTCCCAACTCAAAAACGCGGCGGTAAAGTAAAAGGTAAGTGCTAATGCCAATTAAGTCAAAGGCACAACAGGGCGCGATGTACGCCGCAGCGGCAGGCAAGTCAACACTCGGCATCCCTAAAAAGGTTGGCAAAGAGTTTGTCAAGGCCGGCCCTGCGTCAAACAAGCTGCCTAATAAAGTAACCAAACGGGCAGCCGGAAGAGGACGCTAAATGGCGTATAGTGGCACAACCAATCAGACAACAGTCAACGTAGACCAGCTTATCTCCTACGCGTTTCGTGACGCCGGTAAGCAGTCAGAAGAGATCACGCCCGAGTATGTGGGCGCGGCCAAGCAGGCGCTGTTCTACAACCTGATGAACATGTCTAACCGCGGTGTTAACCTGTGGATGCTGGAGAACTATCTCTGCGGCGCGCTAACAGCTCAACAACAGTTAATCATGCCCCCAGGTACTATTGACGTACGTGAATCAAACTGGGTCTATATTATTAACTCAGCCGCGTCTGAGTATCTACCAACAAATAACGTCGAGGCACCAAACGCCTTTGATCAAAATTTAAACACTATATCTACCTCTTTGGTAGGTGAGAATTATCTTGGCCTTCAGTATCAACAGGCACAGCCGGTGTTCTATGTTGGCTGGAATAGCGCCGGCGACTCAACATATAATTTAGCCTATGAGGTTAGTAATGATAACATTACCTGGAAAACGGTGCAACAATTTCCAGAGACAACACTAAAAGACCGTGAGTGGGTCTATTTTAATATAGCCACTACACCAAATTATCTTTACTATCGTTTAAGAGAGACTGTTGCAACAACATTCTCTGTACGTCAAATTGTATTCTCCACATCACAGCAGGTTATACCACTCGCACGTTTAAACCGTGACGACTACTGGAATCTTCCTAACAAACAATTCCCATCGGTTCGCTCACTACAGTACTGGTTTGATCGTACGATTGACCCTTCTATGTATCTGTGGCCAGTACCTAACAACGACTTTCAAATGTTTCAGCTGATCATTGAAAAAGAGATCCAGGACGTCGGCACACTGACAGACCAGATCTACGTACCAAATCGTTGGATTGCATCTGTACAGGCAACGCTATCACACAAACTGGCGCTACAACTACCTGGTGTTGATATGAGCCGTATCACTTACTTAGAGGCACAGGCCGCTAAGTTAGAGCTTGATGCTGCAAACGAAGAGCGCGATAAATCGCCAATTTACTTTCAACCAAATATAAGTTACTACACACGATGAGCGGTGCATATCAAATGACCTACGACAATCTCATCGCCGATGTGATTTCGTACATGGAAAGAGACGACGCAGGCTTTATCGCGCAGATACCTAGCCTGATTGGCCTGGCAGAGTCTGCCATCGCGGCAGAGCTAAAGACTTATCTGCAGCTCACAGTTGTCGAGACAACGATCGAAGAAAATCAGGTAGTATTAAACAAACCAGCTCGTTGGAGAAAAACCATCTCCATGAAGACAAACGGTAAACCTATTTTACTTCGCTCACAAGACTACATCGCACAGTACCAGTCAGAGTCTAGTAGCAGCGTACCACTTTACTACGCAGATTATGACTACAACAACTGGGCGTTTGCACCAGCACCAGACGCAGCATACCCGTTAGAGATTACCTATTACAGCGAAATCCAGCCATTAGATAGCACCAACCAGGTTAATCTGTTTACCCGCGAGTGTCCGCAGGCGATGCTGTTTGGTACGCTGCTACAGGCTCAGGGCTACTTAAAGGCTATGGACAAGCTACCTATCTGGAAATCATACTACACAGACTCACTTGCTGCTCTTAAAAAAGAAGACAGCGCACGTCGGATCGACCGCAACGTTACGGTTCAGGAACCTTAAAATATGTCTACAACATTTACATCACCCTTTACTGGTACAGTTGTCCAACCAACGGACGTATCATACTACGCGCTATCGTTTAGCGACAACACACAGTTATACTGGCCTGCGGTTGTAAACCCGACACAGATACCCGCAGCTCGTATTATGGACTGCACACCATCGACTACTGGGCTAAAAATATTTTTACCTCAAGGTGACCAAGGCTCTGTTGGCTCAGATATCTTGTTTCGTAACTTTGGGTCTGTAGCCTTTACTGTTGTTAATTTTTCTGGGACATCCAGCGTTACTGTCAACCCCGGAGTATCAAAGTATTACTACCTATCTAGCAACACCACACAGGCCGGTATATGGCAAAATGTAACCTTTGGTACTGGTACCTCTTCTGCGGATGCGGCAACATTAGCCGGTAATGGACTTACCACAATCTCAGGTCAGCTTGCTACTACTGGTAACATTGTTGAGGTATCCTCAACACCTACAGTTAACGACGGAAGCCGCGCTGCTACATTTGTATGGACCGCCGGTAATGGAACAATCACATTACCAACCGCCTCTTCTTTATCTGGTGGGTGGTATATTAGCTTTAGAAATAATGGTAACGGTACGCTGGCGATTAACCCACAAGGTACATCACTAATAAATGGACTATCGGGCATCTCTGTAAACCCTGGCGACTCTGGATTTATTATCTTAGAGCAATCTACTGGTAACTTCTTTACCGTGGGATGGGCCGTTCCCGCAAACGTAACCTTCTCATCATCAACCTATGACGTAGATAGCATATCGGGTAGTACACTAAACTTAGTCTCGTATGCACCAATTATTCAGACATACGTCGCTCTGTCTGGTACAAGATCTACCACACTAAGCATTGTATTGCCTAACGTTACCCAGATCTATATCTTGGTAAACAACACCGCAGCGGGGGGATACAATCTATCATTTAATGTAACCGGAAGCTCTACACCTGCAGTGGTGTTGTCCGCCGGTCAGGTGGCCACCGTGTTAAGTGATGGTAATTCTTTATACTCACTTAACGTAACTACCACAGGTCTATTTTTAGCAAATAACGGCTCCGTAACAACACCATCATTTTCTTTTTCATCAGACGGCCATACCGGTATGTATCTAGTGGGTACTAGTACCTTAGGTTTTACAGCCAACTCAACACAGATGCTAAGAATTGATAACACCAACACAATGAGCCCAAAAATATCTACACCGGCAACGTTTACCGCTGGATTAATTTCTGGCGGTGCGTTTTAATGGCTGATCAAATTGATCCGCAGTATAGTCAGATATATACCCTACTAACAAAAGCGGGTATTAAACGTGACGGTACAATGTTTGAATCTGAAGACTGCAGCGACGGTCTGTGGTGTCGTTTTCAGAGGGGTGTTGCCAAAAAGATGGGTGGATATCGTCAGATATTTTCTACCTTTAGTGGCATTCTACGCGGTATGGTATCAAACGCATATAACGGTGTTAACTATATTTTTGCTGGCACATCAATTGGTTTAGATATATTTACTACCGGTACCACATACGGTATTGGTAGCGGACCATACCAGGGGCAGTTTGTTCCTGGCTATGCACTGTTTAACCTAGCCTCTAACACTACTACACAGTTTGTAGTAACAAGCTCACCAGCGACTAGCTATATTGCCGCGTTTCCAGCTGGTCGTAAGTTTATTTTTAACAGTGACCCGACTACGGTATACACTGTCACAAGTTCATCTTACACATCACCAAACACGACTGTCATATTTAGCCCAGCGCTAGGCGCAGGTGTTACTAAGACAACGGTATCTTTATATGAGACCATGTTTCAGGCAGACGAGCGTAACCTGTGGCAGTTTGATCTACAGTACAATCCATTGGGTGGTGCGTTAGAGCTTATTGCTCACCCTGGTCTAAACTTAGACAACATAGACAACGGCGTGGCCTCACAGGTACAGGTTGGTAGTGTACTTCCAAACTCATCAGAGCAGTGGACCTTTACCGGATTAGCTGATACCTCAGGACAAAACCCAACATACAAACCTATTGCGGTAGACGGCGGTGTATGCGTATTGTACCCATATCTATTTGTATATGGATCAAACGGATATATCGCAAACAATCACGTAGACACAACCTACTCAGCGCAGTCATTATCTGACTGGAACGGGGCGACAGCCAACCAGGTCAATATGGCATCTAGTAAGATTGTTAAGGGTGTCCCAATGCGCGGCGGTACCAACTCCCCCGCAGGACTGTTCTGGGCAACCGACTCACTGATCCGTGTCTCGTTTACTGGCACAGCGCCCTATTACTGGCGCTATGATATTATTTCTAGCCAGATCTCAATCATGTCATCCTCGTCTGTTGTAGAGATGGACGGCGTGTACTACTGGCTTGGTGTTGACCGTTTCTATTTATACAACGGTGCAGTTAAGGTGTTGCCTAATGATAAAAACGTAAACTGGCTATTTGACAACCTTAACTATGAACAGCGTCAAAAAGTATGGGCCACAAAGGTACCTAAGTATAACGAGATCTGGTTCTTTTATCCTAGAGGCCAGGCCACCGAGTGTACTGACGCCATTATCTATAACGTAAAAGATCAAATATGGTACGACGCCGGGTCTGGTGTTGGTGCACAAAGATCTTGTGGTTACACCACAGAGATTTTTCCTACACCCATTTGGGCCGACTGGAATTATTCTGCAGTATACAGCCAACCGTTTACCATTGTCACACACCCAACCAGCTTAGCCGCACCTGGCCCAAACCAATTTTATGTGGCGGGGGATGTAACACCCACATTTAGCCCCGGCGACTATCTATCTTTTTCAACTATACCACAAGACTATATATACCAGGTAACAACCAGCATATTTACCTTTAACTCTACAATTCATACACTATATCCAAACGGTGTTACACTAGTCACCTGTTCAGATAGTTTTGCTAGTGCCGCGTTACCCGGCGACTTGGTGTACTATATCAATGGTGGATATGCAATCTGGCAGCATGAGTTTGGCCTAAACCAGGTATCGTTCTCTAGTGAGACAGCGGTTCAGTCTAACTTTACAACAGCAGATATTAGTTGGGTCGGTGGAACACCAAGCGCAGACTCAACTACCGGAGTTAATCGTCGTATGCACCTTCGACGCGTTGAGCCGGACTTTGTACAGGGTGGTGAGATGACCATGACCGTACTAGGGCGTAAATTTGCTAGGGGGGATATCACAACCTCTGAGCCTTTTATGTTCTCACCAGAAACAGGTAAGATTGATATGCGTATTGAACACCGTGAGATGAAACTACAGTTTGAGTCAAATGTAATCGACGGCAACTATGAGATGGGTCGTATTTTGATTACCGCAGAGTATGGGGACGAACGACCTTAATGTCAGGGACACAACCATTCTTTCCATTTTTACCAGCATATAGCACCTGGGACGACTGGCTGGGTAACGTGGCGATATACTATAACCAGGAGCTTATACCCCTGGTAGACGAGCTAAACTGGAAAGAGGCAGCAAAAGATATTGTAGAGCTATCCACGTTTGCCTCATACCCGGTACCAAGACCAGAGCATTACGAACAGTGGGATCAGTGGGCCACAGACTTCACTGAGCAAATAAATGGCCCAAGTAGATAATTAGGGCGCAAACCCTTGATTTTTTGCATTAATATATGTAGAACAACCAAAAAGGAAATATCATGCACGGACAACAAACTATGAAGTATCTGAACGACAAAGCGGTGGCCGATGCAATTATGGCCAAGCACAGCAAAGAGCAACTAAGCTCACAGCAGTCTAAAGATTTTGCTGAGGCATTAGCTAAAAAAGCTGAAGAAAAAGTAGCAGCTTAAATCTTTGCCGCGAACGGGGGTCGCTCCCCTTCTCTACTCCCTTAGAGATAGCGGCACCAACTAGGACAGGGAGGTCCAAATGATTACGTTTCAAAAAGAAGCACCATCACCATTTGCGGATGAGGCGGTAGAGTTATTTAAAAATCATTATGAGGAGATAGCCGAGAGACAAGACGTCATCGAGCTAGATCCCGACATTAAAAAATATAACCAATTATATAATAGTAAAATCTTAGAGATACATACCGCAAGAGACGACGGTAAATTAATTGGTTATAGTTTATGGGTGGTTGTAAACCACATGCACTACAAAAAAAGTATCACAGCATCTTCAGATGTTCTTTATATTAGCCCAGAGTACCGACAAGGAATGCTGGGTTATAAGTTCATCAAATGGACGACTGAAGAAATTAAAAAACGTAACCCACAGCGCATACTATTCCACATGAAACCATTTTTGGATTATGGAAAGATAGTTGAAAGACTTGGTGGTCATTATTTTGAAAAAACATATTCGATAGTATTGGAATAATTATGGGTGTTACCGCTACGGTTGTTGGAGAGGTTGCTTTAGACGCGACAGTTGCCGAAGGTGTTGCGGCTGGTACGACTATTGCTGAAGGATTAGCAACAGGCGCTCTGACAGACATTGGCGGTGGCCTTGCGTTAGATGCAACCGGCGCGTTGATCGACACAGCAACTGGTTCTATGCTCACTGACGTTGGTGGTGGGGCATTCTTAAATGCTTCAACTGGCGCTCTTGTTGACGCCGCTGGTTCTGCACTTCCTGAGATTAGCTCTGGTGTGTTTCAAACAGCCGCCGGTGATTTAATAAGCGCAAGCGGTGAGGCTATGACTCAGCTAGGCGATGGCTCTTTACTTAATACCGTTACTGGTGACATCATTGACGCCACGGGTCAGTCTTTAGGTAACCTAACCTCAGAGGGACTACAGGCAACCGATCTTACCGGAAGCTCATTAGATCAGGCAACCGGAAATATTACCCAAACGTTTGACGACGGATCTACACTTACCACAGACTCCGCCGGTAATGTAATTAGCAACACACCAGCACCTGCAGATCCATTATCTTTACCAAGTGCCGCCGATGCACTTAAGTATGGTAACCTAGCAAAGACTGCATACAACAACTTATTGGCCCCAGCCACTAAGGCACTTGCTGGTAAGACAGGCTTTAATCCAACTGCTCCGGGTACTACCGGTGGACTACCAACAACTCAAACACAAACTCAAGCCCCTGCAACTACAACCTCAGGTCAACGGCATCTTACACCTGGATTATCATCTGGAAATGCAAACTATACCATAGGATCTGGAACAACCCCAGGGTTAGATCTTTATGGTACACCAACAAACACTGGAATTCAACAGGCACAGACACCGGCGCCAAACCCTGCAACACAAAGTTACGCTATGGGTGGTGATGTTCAAAGTAATGGTGCCTACCAACACAACCCATCATTCTTCAGTGAGGGTGGTATGGAGAACCGTTACGTTCAAGGTGAGGGTAATGGCACGTCTGATGACGTGGCCGCAATGTTGGCCGATGGCGAGTTTGTTATCCCAGCCGATGTAGTATCAAGACTAGGCAACGGCAGCAGCAACGCCGGGGCACATGTCCTAGATCAGTTTTTATCTGTCGTTAGAGAAGACAAAAATGATCACGACCCGCACGAACTACCACCAGACAGTAAAGGCCCGTTGGCCTATTTGGAACAAGCATTTAAAAAGGCGAAAGCATAATCATGGCAGGCTTAAGCAACCTAATAGCAAACACAACAACCGACGCAACTACGCTACCGTCATGGATGGACACAGCGCAGCAAAACGTTGTCAACCAGGCGACTATCGGTGCGGCTAGTGTACCTCAGCTACAAAACACTGCGGCGCAGGGCGCGATCAACCAGATTGGTGCAGCATCTAATCCGTTTACGCAGGCACAGACCTCGTTAGGACAGATCGCTAGTGGTGCCGCTAACCCATGGATCACAGACCCAACTACTGGTGCAGTAACTCCAAACACTAACACAGCAATGGGTGGTCTATTTCAGGCACAAAACCAACAGCTTGCTCAGCTTGCACCAAACATTATGGCTCCGGTTACAGCCGGTGGTACGGCTCAGGGACAGTTTGGAAGTCTTCGTACACAGACAGCAGCAGATAAGGCATTGGCCGATGCACAGGCTCAGCTATTTACTGCGCAGAACCAGGCGGCGCTAACAAATCAACAGACAGGCGTTCAAGCCGGTTCTGCAATGGGCAACGTAGCCAACCAGTATGGAACAACTGCCACTGGGTTAGCAAACTTACAACAGTCTGCACCAATGGCCGCGGCCTCTAACTTAGGCAAAACCATTAGTGGGTTAAATGTACCTACCACTGTAACTGGAACTACTCAGGTATCTCCACTAAATCAGATTATTGCTGCCGGAGGCGCACTACAGGGTGGTACTACAGGATTAAACGCGTTACTCAATCAAATTTCCCCAGGGGCATCTATCTCCAGTTTGCTCGGTAATTTGACCGGTGGTGGAAGTGGTATGACACAAACAGCATCTGGCGGTGTAACACCAGGAAGTTATAATTTAGCCGACGGTAGTACAATAAATGTAGACGCAATGGGTAATAAAACTATTACGGCACAAGACGGAACTGCTCAATATTTTGATCAATACGGAAACCCAACAAATAGTAGTTTTGCTACACAAAGTGCTCAAGATCTTCAAAATCAAAACATTATTCCTGATACAAGTGGAACTTCATTAAGCTCTGGTGCTAGTGATACATCAGCAATTGATAATGTTGATTACAGTGCGTTGACTGGATAATAAGAGATAAATATGGTAGATGAAATTCAAGGTGGTTTAAGTATACCGGTCAAAGAGACTACCAAAGGCGCGTTGGTGCCATCTGGTACTATGTCTTTGGGGCCAGAAGAAAATGCAAAGCTGTTGGCCAGTATGCAAAAGATTATTGACGAGCGACAAAGCCCGTTAAATCTTTTTATGAGTGGACTAAAAGACGCCTCCGCCGCTGGATCTGGTGGTCGAGCAGGCCCTACAGCTGCAATTCAAATGCGCGATGAGCAAAAAGCTAAAGAGGCCGCAGAGCTATTTAAGATGCGCACCGATATGGCTGGGTTACGTTCTGCTCAGACACAACAAGAGCTACTTAAAAAACAATACGAATCTGTTAATCCTCCAGCGGGCACAGCTGCCACCCCCGGAACAGCTGGAGCGCCTTCTATTCCAGGTTTAACTGCACAGCAAATCAATACTATTGCAAACAACCCTAGCGTTAAGGCGGAGCTAGATACTCTTGCCCCTAATGACTACGCAGGCAGGTTGGCGGTTATTAAAGATGCAGCTAAGACTGAGTTCGGTGCTGCTACAAAAGGCAAATATGAGGCCGCTGGAAATAAACCAGAGGTGTATACCATTCCAGGAATTGGTCCAAACGGTAGCGATGGACTAGTAAGCATGACACCAAATGAATATTTGGAGTTTAAGGCTACAAGAAAATTGCCAACTGGTCAGGCTGCTCCTAGCGGTGCAGCTGCTACCCCTACAGCCGGCACTACTAACTTAGGCAACATGCGCCCCGTTGGTCAAAGCACAGGCTTTCAGCCGCCGGTGTCTGTAGATAAAGACTTAGCTAGAATTGATGATAATTTAAAAGCATACGGCGACAAAGGTATCAATACATTATCTGGAATTATTAATCGCTGGGCACCACCTAGTGAAAACGATACACCAACGCTAATTAAAAACGCGTCTCAATTCTTAGGTATTGATCCTAATCAAAAAATTGATCTAACAAATCCAGCGGTTAGACAGGCACTTAGCACGGCTATTATCAAGCAAGAAGGCAATCTACAAAAATTGTTTGCCACGCCAGCTGCTGCTGCCCCTGCAGCTGCAGCTTCAGATGCGCCACAGATGAAAGATTATGGCAGCGTAGACGCATATAAAAATGCGTTAGAGTTATACAAACAAAAACAAGCCATTCCTGTTGAGGCTGCTAAACAAGAGGCAACAACCTACGCCACAGAAACTGGTAAAGATTTAGCTCAACTGAAAAAAGATACTGAGCGTGCTATGGCCACCACCGCAGCCGCAGATCGTGTTATTAAAATGGCAGATGATCCTAAGCTAAATAAAGTAATGGGTTGGATGCACGGTGGTAGTACACCGGCCACGTACTTAGGTGCCGTTCCAAGACTTGCTGCAGAGATGGTAGGTAAGGGTGACAAGGTAGAAGAGATGGCCAAGCAATTGGCATGGTCTGGCGATAAAGATTTAATAGCCGCCGATGAACGTCTTAGTACTGATGCCACACAGCTTGGAATTGAGTATACCCAGCAAATGTTTAAGGGTGCAAGACTTGGTATCGGTTTAGAAAAACTAGGACTAAAAGGTAAGGGTGTTAGCCCTGAATTTTTACCTCAGGTTAATAAACTATACGCCACAATAGCCAGAGATGGTGCAGAGTTTGAAGTTAAAAAGAACACCGCCTTTGAAAAATGGCATAATGATGATCCACTAAAAACTTACGGTAAATTTTTAGCTACACCAGAGTACGAAAAAATGATGAAAGACGAGCGCGATCTTTTAATTAGTAGATACCCCGGTATTACTGTGGATGTTTTAGATGCACCATCTGACCACAAGACAACTAAATCAGGCGTTAAATACAAGGTTCTTTAATTATGAAAATTGAGATTCATGGTCGCCAGGTTGAGGTTGATGACAATTTTAAGGATATGTCAGAAGACGAGCAGCATAAAGTAGTCGATGAAATTGCCTCTAGTTTTGGGCCTATCACTGCCGCCGCTACCGCAGAAAAAGAAGGCCCTAGTACATTAGCTAATCTTGGCGGTGGGGCCGAGGCGACTGCTCTAGCCTATGGTGTTGGCCTTCCTAAGGCAGCGCTTGGTGCTGCTAAAAATTTATTTGGTGGTGTGCCTGCAGCGCCTCCTCCAGCTCCAACAAATATTCCCGGCGAAGATCGTTGGTTTGGTTCTGCAAATGCAATCAATGAAAAAGCTAAAATTATTCGCCGCAATAACGAACTAGCTAAACGTTACCCCGGTTTTGAACGTGTAACCCCACCAGAGCCGCCTGTAAGTGTTGGCCAAAGGGCTGTTAGTGGGTTAGAGAACCTTCGCACTAGTAAGCCAGGGAAATCATTTTCTACTGGATACAACGCCATGGACGCGCTACAGCATGCCGGTGAGGGACCGCTTAGTAACGTACAGGCTGGTGCGTCTGCATTGGCCGCGGCTGCTCCTTGGGTAGAAAAACACCTTCCAGGTAAATTGAAAAATATTGCTAAGGGACTACAGCTTGGTGTCCCCGCAGTAAATTATGCAATTGATAAACTTGCTAGTCCGGAAGAAAAAGCAACCGGCGGCTTGATTCAAAATTTTGCCGGTGGTAAACTGGCGACAGCCGCAAAAATGGCAGCTAAAATGTCTCCGGCAATTGAAGGGTCACTAGGAAAAATATTACCTAAGTCTAAACCTTTGACACTTGCCGAAAAATTTGGATATGATCCTGTCAAGTTAAGAAATGAATACCCGCAAACTTCTTTTCCTGTATCTGCATGGGACAAAAATAAAGAAGCATACTATGCAGCTAAAAATCCATCTTCTGAAGAATTAGCACTTAAAGCTGCAAGAGATTTTGCACAAGAAGAAATTAAATCTGGAAGTTCTGCGTACAAACCTTACTTTGATATTTCAAAGCGTGGGTATGTAGACCCAGCAAATTATCCTTTGCCAGGACCACAAACTACTAGCGTTATACCAAAACAACAAAAAACAATTGATGCCTATACTGCTAAATTTCAAAATCCTGAAGCAATACAAAAGTGGAGTGACGCGTACGAGTTAGCAAAAAATTCTCCTAACGCACACCACTTTTATGCAATGGATCAGTTAGAGAAAGAATATGTTAAAGCATACGGTCCTGAGTTAGGAAGACAAAAATTCAAAACTGAATTTGCGGATCAGATGGCCAATACTACCAGTGGTGTAACGCCCACAAACAATTTATTGACTGCGGGATATGTTAATCATATGAATGCCAGTGGATTACCTTTACCAGGGCATGCCCCTGGTGAATACACAGGATATTCATTTGATGCACCACACCCAGTTCAAGGCGGCCGTATTGGTGCAAATCTTGCGCAGGCTAATAAATATGCAGAAGCTGGTAATCAATTAAACCCTTTAGAAAATCCAAAGAGATATGACTTTAGCGGTAATTTTATGGGTCATCAAGGACTTACTATGGATGAGCAGATGATGACTCCATTTAGCATGGCTGCACCCCCTAAAGGATCTTATGGTTTAGCTGAGTTAGAAGGCGCTAAACAGGCCGCACTTAAAGGTGTTAAAGAGCCTAGCGATTGGCAGTCTGTCACTTGGGCTGGATTAAAAGCTCTTAAAGATGCTAAAGGTAAAGAACTAACTCCAGAAGAATTATCTAAAATAGGTCAGCCTATGATAGAAGATGTTAATCAAATGATTCATAGAACAAGTCGCGTGCTAGGTATTTCGCAAGATGAGGCGTTAGCTCAATTACTAAAAAATAAACCTATCTACGGGATTGGTGCTATCGCTGGTGCTGGCGCATCCCAAGATGAAGAGCCACAGACCAAGAAAAAAGGCGGTAAAGTTAAAAAAGGCAAAAAGAAATAATGCCAAAGCTCTCACCTAAGGACATGCAGGCCGCGTTGGCGGTCGCCCAGAAAGCGTTCAAGGAAAAATTCACACCTGGCTTTTATCACGGCAGCCCGTCAAATAAAATTAAAGAATTTGACTCCTCCCGAAATGCTGATCCTTATAAACTAGAAACTCCGGGTGTTACTTTTGTTACGCGCGATCCAGATTTTGCTGAATCTTTTTTACCCGGCTCCGAACGTGGTGGTTACAAAGCTGGAGCTACAATGTACCCAGTTAATGTTAATTTAGGTAAACATTGGAACCCAAATACTCCGGAAGGCAAACAAACGGTTGTAGACTATATGAAAAGTGGTGTTGAAAAAAATGAATGGGACACCCCAGCTAATATTAAAAAAGGTTTGTTGCGAGGAGAGTGGACTAGTATTGAAGACCCAAGTTTTTTAGAACATTTACAAAACACAGGGCATAACACTTTTCACGTAATGGAGGGCGGCATACCTAACGTTGGTATCTTTGACCCTAAAGACATCCGTGGTAAATTTGCTAAGTACAATCCAGAAGACGCAGAGTCACCGGATTTTATGAAGGCAGAGGGTGGTGAGGTTCAGCACATGGCTGGCGGTAGACTTGCTGTGGCTAATGAGATTGCTAAATTAGTACGCCATCCGCATGGCCAAGATCCAAAAGTGGCTCAGGCATTAGAGCAATACCTCAAGGGTAACATCAGCCAAGAGGAACGCATTCGGATTATGAATCAGTTCTTGCCTATGCGTCAGTGGAAAGAACTACCACCGAACTACAGTGATGAAGAAATTAGAAATGCCTTGATGTCGAACAAACAACCTAAGGCATTGGCGCCGGTACCGGAAGGCATGCGCGTTGGTAATCGTTTGGACATTCCGGCATACACACAAAAAGGTGTGTATGTAGATACTACACACGACACCGCAGGCAAGCCTATTAGCTACGGTAGAACAGGTCACTTAAAAGACGTTGAGTTTGGTTCAAATCCTGACAAAGCGGTTCGTGTTGGCCTTGGAACAAAACCACAAGCCCTGACCCCCATGGCAGCTGAGCATGGCGCTGACAAGTCACCTTTTGCCCTCATAAAGGGCACTCATCAGGGCACATCAGACGAAGAGGTTCGTCGTATGATGGCAGAGATGATGCAAGATCCTAACTATACTCAAATTGGTATGGACCCACGCAAACACTCTCAGTTTTATGATAAATCAACCGGTATGCCTGTATGGTCTGCAGAAGAAAAACTGCAGTCTGGCCCATTGATCCTTGCACCTAAGCAAGGCCTAGAGACAACAAGCTGGGATGATCCAAGGCTAAACCTATCTGACTTTGAGGGCAAACAGTACGCCGATGGTGGACTGGCTCATTTAGCCCGTGGTGGTATGCTACGCCGTGGTACTACATACGGCACACCACAGCAGCAGGCTGTAAACTATATTGCACCAAAACCATTACAGGCCACTACAACGGCGTTTAACAAGATGCCTTCGCCGACACCAGTAACTGGCGGCAGCACTACAATGCCCGGCACGCCCCCAATGGTGCCGGTTCAAAAACCTGTGGTACCAATTCAAAATTCTAAAACTGCAGCAACCTCTACAGTTCCTGCGGGTGGTGCAACTTTTGCACAGGCGCCAACACAGCAGCCACTGCCAACACCATTACCAACACCCACACCAAACCCAGATCAGGCAGCATACCAAACGTATTTAAGTGGCAGGCAAGGTCAGAACAACATGTCTTATGGTGACTGGTCTACTTGGAATACAAACTACAACAACCAAGACCCTGGCTATCAGGCATATTTAAAAAGTAATCAAGGCGGTGGTACCGACGCAAATGGTAACGCAATGGCCTCTTTAGCTGTAATGCCAATGACTTACGGTGATTGGAAACAGTATAGTCAACCTTCCGCTATGTCTAGCCCAAATACGGGAAATGGCAATTCTGCCGCTATATATGACCCCACTGGCAGTTTATCTCAGCCAGGGACACCATCGGGCCCCTCTGGGTCCGCTGGAACAGGCGGGATTGCTTCTTTAATAAACTCAACACAACAGCTTCCTGGATCTTTGACAATGAACGTACAGGCGGCACCGCAACAGCCACAGCCACCCCAACCACCAACACAAATTAATAGTGTACTTGGAAATCTTATAGGTGGTACTATTCCAGGTATTGCCGCTGGTAAGGCCGGTGGTCGTGTACAGCATTTTGAGTTTGGTGGTGCCGTTAAAAAGGCGCTACAGTACGCACGCACCGTGCCGTTTACACATTTCTCACATAGCTCAAATATTAGCCGCTTGGAGCCGTCTTTATACGGAAGTGGTATCAAGGGCGCGGAGGCATCAAGACTTAAAGATGCACCGGATATCAAGCCAAGATCATATATTTATGTAAGCAAGGAAAATGTTCGCCCAGAGCAGGGACTTGGCCCACACAGATACGAGGGCGTTGCAGAGAATATGTATCCCCTACATGAAGATCCGGCAGGATTTAGCGCTAAAGCCAGAGAGCTGGCCAAGGACCCATACTTTGCTAAGATGGGTGTGGAGATTGTTGACCAGCCCAAACATCTTAATGAACTAGAGCGACAAATAAAAAACGCCGGGTACAGCGGCTACGCAGATGACAACGTAGGCCTACTGTTTAACCCGACGGATGTTACAAAAGTTACCGACTAATTATTTGCGGTAGCGCTTACCGTGCCAGCCCTCCGCTGCAAGAGGAAAGTCGGGAGCCCACGTTGGTGGTGTAGTCATAATGTTGACGACATCGGCCAACGCGGACTCCGCGCTTTGTTCTTCAACTAGGAGTAGCACCTCATCATGGATACTGTTAATCACCTCGTAACCGGCCTTCTCAAGGTTAAGCATAGCCACGGCAAGAAAGTCTCTCGCGGTACCCTGTACAGCGGATTGAAAGATACTACTACCAATCAAAGCGTTCCTGCTCCATTGCCGAGTGTATGTGTTCTGCGAGTGGACAGTGACGCCGACCTTTTGCTGCCCCCATGGTGTGGTGAGCAGCTCGAGCTGTGGCCTCTGCCAGCAGATAAGTCTACCTGATGGTAGTTGCATCCACAGAGCATTTTTGGCAGCTTTCAAGACCAGTTTATCACCGGCACGAAACGGGTTGCCGGGATTCTCTACTGCTTGAATCACAGCGTTCTCGCACTTCGCCCATAGAGCCTTTACCAGCGCATAGGACGCTCGATAATTATCTACTGCATTCTTTGCCTGTCCTTCTGATAGCCTAACCCCCATCCCCTCTGCGTACTTGACAAGGCCTTTAGCTCCTTGCCCAAACATCGCACCTAAAACCGCCGACTTGCTGATCTGGCGCTGATCCTTAGTAACGTCGTCGTAAGGCACTCTATAAAGAGACTCCGACGCAAAGACTTTATACTCATCTAATCCCCTTCTAAATAATTCGACTTTATCTTTTTGCCCAGCCAAGTAGACGCCAACTCGGTTTTCAATTGAGCTAAAATCCACGTCAACGAAGGTTTTTCCTCGTGGGGCCACAATAGCGCTTCGTACCGTTGAAGAGAGCTGTTGCATCGTAGCTTTTCCTTCCACAAAGACTCTTGGTATTGCGAGTTCAATTTCTTCATCCGATAATACGGGACGAGCAATATTTTGAAGATTGAGCCCACCACGGCTCGCCCAGCGGCCAGTACTAGCGCCATGATATACCAGTGTATTCCGAATCCGTCCATCTCGTTGTATCTCCATCATTTTTGAGTATTTTGCTACTGAAGTTTGGCTTCCTTCCTGTCTGAGCCGTAAAGCGGCCCGAATCGGCTCATTTATGTTAGTGTTCACTAACATAGCTGAAACGGTCTCTGCGGTTAAATCGGGTAGTGGTGTTACTAGACGCTGGTTAATCCAGTCTAGTAATTTAGCCCTCTCAGACGGCTTAAAACCGGTCAAGGAGACGCATTCGTTGTCCAAGGCATCCTGTGCCCTCACCACGGCCAGACAGGCGTTGTGGAGCTCGTTAGGATCGACCGATACGCCCCTCAAATTAATCCGCTGGGTAAGGGTCCAGATGTCCTGTTCGACGGCTGTAAGGGGCCTTAAAACGCTTCCTATGGCCATCTCTGTGCGTACGTCTTGCTGGCAGTATTGGAACATTTCAGCCATCAATTCTGGGTCATTATTAAAGACGCCCTTGTGTGGCTTACAGAGCTTCTGAATAAGGTATCTACCGCGGGTATCTTTTTTGTGTTCTGCGTCCATGAAAACGGAGGCATCTCCCAAGGACTGTGGAATATTATTGGCTGCCGCTATGGCCATGGTGTCAATGCACTGCTCCAGCCTTAGTGGTGGCCAGCCGTACTTAGGTACACAGACACAGTTCCAGATGGCGTACTCGAACATGGCGTTCCACGCTTGGATTTTGCCACCATCGGCAACGTGCTTTAACAGCGCATGGGAACCATAGGTTCCTTGGTGTGGGCTAACTACTTCTACTGTATCGGGGGTTTTGCCGAACGCAATACACAACACTTCTGTTGTGGGGTCGTTGGCGTAAATGTCTAGCCCTTGGTCGGCTAGGTCGATGGCGCTGCGTGTCTCAAAGTCAATGCTGTAAATCATAAATGCTCCTTAGGCTATCCGACGTATCGGTACATATAATAATGCAAAAAAGAGGGGCTCCGAAGAGCCCCAAATCACCACCATGTGAAATAGTTTAAATCTCGCATGTTCCTGAGCTGCATGCAAGCATTTGAGCGCCCTCTACGTTGTCTGTATTTTCTTTGAGCTGGCTCCAGTCGACGACGGGGATGCTGGCTTTGAGCGCGTTGTACTCTTCTTCGGTGCACTCTTCGTAGGGAGCTTGGCGATAGGTTCCACCGTCGTAGGGGAGGTAGCTAACTCCACTGATTTCGTCGAAGTGTTCCCATGTCCACGCTCCGACACTGGGCCAGTCCTTTTCCGCCACAGAGATGGTGACTGAGGGCTTGTGCTCACACCAGTATCGCTGGTAGGTAAGCCAGAGCTCGAGGTGACTAATGGGAGTAACGTCGTCCCGTACGAGTCCGTCGGGGGCTCTTTGAGGAAAACTGAAGACGGTAGTTTGGGTTGGCTTGTAAACGCAGGGCTCGTTTGGAACTCCTTGTCCAATAAGGAATTGGGTGAGAGGATCTTTAGAATCTCCTCGCACTCTTCGGATATAGTATTTAGAGTGGCGAGGGTGGATGCCGCTCGCCGAATCAACAAGCTGGGATACTGTTCCACTTGGCTTGACGCATGTGATAGAAGCGCTCTCAGGGATTCCGAGAGCAGCGGCCCATTCTTTATTTGTTGCTCTAGCAACTTCTCTAAGTTCAGTAAGTAGGTCATTTAGTTCTGGTCCTTGCGTTGTAAGTAATGGATTATCGTAGATGCCTGTAAGAGAGACACCAAGCAAGCGTTCCTCTTCGGTATTTCTTTGCCAAACTTTGCGCAGATATGGGAACTTAGTGAACGTAGATTGTATAGTACCCAAAATTGCAGCCAAACGAACTTTACGTAAAAGCGTTTCTTTAGTGTCGTCATGTCTTACCACACATTCCGACAGGTTACAGAATTGGTAAGGCCGAAGTACGATTTCTGAGCAGGGGTTAGTTCCGAATTCAAAATTAGGATCGCGATGACCGTACTTCTCCACAGTTTTACGTGCAGCCTCACGGTTGAATATCCCCCGTTCTCCGCTGTGTGAATTGTATAGAGATAGCCACTCTTCCATAAACTTTCCAACGGTAGGCGTTTCATTATAAACCGCGCTATTGTTTGCGAGTGCACGGTGAGGTGCAGTATCCCACCACGGGCCAGCTTTAGCATGACGAATCCTTTCATCATCAAGATCAGATAACGAGATCATTGCAGAGCGACGTACACCACCCACTACAACTACCTCACCAATTTTACACATCAAGTCGTGGCATTCTAAGCTATTTAGCTTACGACCTTTAGCGTGTTTAAATGTTGCAACTGTAAATTCAAATAAGTCAATCAGTGGTTGCGGCCCGGAAGCTCTTCCGCCAAAAGTTTTGAGTCGTGCTCCGGCAGGTCTAACGGCTGATACATCCCACTGGGGAATTTCCCCGGCGTAGAGGTGTGCGATGAGAAGACGCAGTGACTTGGCCCACCCTTCCTTAGAGTCGTGGACGTTGAGTACTCCCCCAGATTGAAATAACTTTTCTGGCACTTCTGGCAGTTGATTAATATATTTAGACTCAACCGAGAAGCCGACACCCGTTCCGCATAACAAAATAAACATCGCCTCGTCAAACGACTTAACGTCATCAACAGGTAGGTACGAACAATTGTAAACACATGTGTTATCACGATCTGCACTCTTTCCTGCCGTCATCATGGCGCGCATGGACGGCATCAGTTCTAGGTTAACAATAGAGTTATATAACTCAGCTTTTAATTCTGCATTGTCAGCAATGGCAGGGGTACGGCTAAAAATGTAATCTGTAAAACGTGTTACTGTCTCTGGCCATGTCTCACGACGACCTTTGTCATCTTGGTAACGGGCATAACGGCTGGCGGCAATGTATTCTTGATACTGATCCATTTATTATTCTCTGTGTTATATGGTGGATGAAAAAGGGAGGCCATCGTTTCGATGGACACTCCCCGTGCTGCAGGTACTACTAAAAGGTGAGGGCAGTATTTAGGATACTTTTTTAAGTGCAACGACCTTCAGCTGTGCACCCCTCATTGATACTTATACTGCGAAGTCTGCTGCTGCGGATGTAGAGCCACCGAACTTCTCACCGTCCTCTAACTTCTGGACGTTGTTAAGTCCTGCTGCAATGCCCTTAGAACCGCTTGTATCGTACGGATACAGTGTGATCGAGGCACGGCCATAGCAACCGCTGTAAAACTCACTTGTGTCAATGATTGGGTTTAAATCTGCATCAACAATGCCTGGGCGCTCGTTAGAGCTGGCGTTGATGAAATAATGACCAGCGTATGCCGCGTCATCTTTTTCTGCATCACCATCACGTAAACCGCCTTTAAGAACCTTAGGAACCGAGCCACCCCATACAGCAGCGTTAGCTGTCTTGGTATCCTCGAATGCCTTCTTAAAACGATTAACAGTATCTGTATCTGATTTTGGGATCAGAATAGAAACAGAATACTTTAAAGTACCGTTAGGTGTCTCAGCTGGTTGAAAAACATTAGCGTAAGAAAAACGTACTTTGCCAGTTACAAACTTGGTCTTGATAGATTTTGATGCCATAATCTTTAATTCCTTTTTTACTTTAAGACTGAACTTCAATCGGGGCCAGTCTGTCTACCCGTACACATATTAATGCAAACTTCTACTACTTTTTTGTTTCACAATGTGAAATAATTATGAGTCGTGCAATATGCCTAGCTCGCCCATTGCTTTTTGCATTGCCAGGGCCTTTACAAAGTCTGAACGTATCTCAAACTCATGCAACATATCAGGTTCTTCTGCCACATAGTCTAGCACCTCATCAATTGACATCCTAAGCTGCATCACGTTTTCACGCCGCCCACTCCCTGGTAGCCCATCAAAGTCTTTGATAAACTTGTCTATTAAGAAATCTGGAACATCAAACTCTGATCCATAGCACGCTACCCGCATATTGTCTCCTATTTAGCGACCATTACCAATCCAATATTGCCCATGGCGTAACCTAAAAACATGATGCCAGTACCAATCCCACCTTTGTAAAACTGGTCGCAGGCCACCACAAAATACACCACACCCATCGCCGCTATTAGCCAGGTACTCACGCAAAATCCTCCTTCGCGTCTTCCTTGCTGCGAATCAATTTGGGGGCACCCTCAGGCCTCTGTACGAGCTCCCCGAGCCA